CGGGTACGGGTACGGGTACGGGAACTAGAGTTGGATTGTTTGCAGCTATTAGCCAAGCTCCAATTACAGATTCAATTTTGTTTGAGCCACAGTTCACAAAACTAGATAACATTCCTATTGGGATGTTTGAACGATTTATGCGAGCCACAGGAGGCAGGTAGATGACATACTTAGAAGCAATTAACAACGTCCTCCGCAGGTTAAGAGAAGATGAAGTCACTACTACAAGCGAGACTTCGTACTCAGCTTTGATAGGGGACTTAGTAAATGACGCAAAGAAGCTAGTAGAAGACTCATGGAATTGGTCTGCATTGCGCAGCACTATTGAAGTCCCCACAGTGGTTGGTCAGGCAGAGTATTCTCTTACAGGCTCAGGTCAGAGTGCGGTCATCAAACAAGCCCTTAGCAGTAGTGGTCACGGATTTTTGACGCTCAACACTGTGCCGTATTTTGACAACGTATACTTCAATCAAACTCCTGCTAGTGCAGTGCCTACTGACTACATCATCAGTGGCGTGGACGATAACGATGACCTTAAGGTAAAGGTCTACCCACAGCCTGACGCCGTGTACACGCTCCGGTTTGATATTGCTGCACCACAGGCATTGCTCGCGGCAGATGCTACTAAGATCAAAGTCCCGTATCATCCTGTCGTACAAATGGCCTACGCTATGGCTCTTCGCGAAAGAGGTGAGACAGGTGGTCAGTCAGCAGCAGAGCAATTTGCTGTAGCTTCGTCAGCGTTGTCAGATGCAATAGCAGTAGACGCTAACAGATACCCCTCAGAAACAACTTACATGGTGGTGTAGATGGCTCAACAACTACAGAGCATTACAATCACAGCTCCGGGATTTGCAGGGATAAACACCCAAGACGCACCTCTCGCGCAAGAGCCTAGCTTTGCCGCTGTTGCGGACAACTGTGTGATTGATAAAGAGGGTAGAGTTGCCGCGAGAAAGGGTTACATCAACCTCACAACCAATGACGTATTAGGTACGTCAAAGGGCATTGAATCTATGCAGGAGTTTGTGGCTAACAACGGTGACACAACCCTGTACTCGGCAGGAAACAACAAGCTGTTTACAGGTACGACTACGTTAGTAGATGTCACGCCGGTTAGCTATACAATCACAGCTAATAATTGGAAGATGGTGACGTTTAATGACCATATGTATTTCTTCCAAGCAGGTCATCAGCCACTAACATACGAGGCGGGTGATGCAGTTATTGAGCCTATTGATGATCATGCTCATAGCCATGGAACTGCGCCGGAAGGTAATGAGTGTTTAGCTGCATTTGGTCGTCTATGGGTAGCAGATATTGTTGATGATAAGTCTACTATTTACTGGTCAGACCTTCTTGATGGAACAAATTGGTCAACAGGAAGCAGCGGCTCAATAGACATAACAACAGTATGGCCTACTGGTTATGACACTATAACCGCTCTAGCGGCGCATAACGGGTTCTTAGTTATCTTTGGTCGCAACTCTATCGTTATATACGAAGGAGCAGATAGCCCTGCCAACATGACCCTCGCGGATACCATCTCTAACGTAGGATGTGTGTCTAGGGACGCCGTAGTGTCCACAGGTAAGGATTTAATCTTCCTTGATGACTCAGGTGTTAGAAGTTTAGCGAGGACGATACAAGAGAAATCTGCCCCTATTGGTGACATCTCTAAGAACGTCAACAATGATGTCAAGTCTTTGCTCAAAGCAGAGACCGGAAATATTAGCATGCACTACTCGCCACAAGAGGCGTTTGTGTTACTAAACTTCACAAATCTAGGCGTAGTATACTGCTTTGATACTCGCTTCCCTCTACAGGATGGGAGCTACAGATCTACCACATGGTCGCATATCAACCCTTTATGCTTTAACACCAACTCTGACGAAGACCTGTACATTGGTAACTCAGAGGGCATAGCAAAGTACACGGGATTTAACGATGGAACAAGCAATTATCTTCTTAGCTACTTTAGTCATCCTCTTAGCTTTGGCGATACATCTAACCTAAAGTTCCTAAAGAAGATTAACCTCACGACTTTTGATGGGGCTGAGGCTACGGTGGTATTGAACTGGGCATACGACTACTCCGGTGCGTACAAAAAGCAAGCGTATACCTTACCCAAGTCGAATGTGGGACAATACAATATCTCAGAATTTAACACAGAGGCAGAGTACTCTTCCTCTATTGCATTAATAACGCGAAAGAAAATCAATACGTCAGGGCAGGGTACAGTAGTAGCCGTTGGCGTAGAGACCACAGTTGATGGCAAGACAATTGCCTTGCAAGAAATTAATATTCAAGCCCTAATGGGAAGGATTGTGTAATGTCTAACTACACGAAGATAACGAACTTCGCAGCTAAGGATGCTTTGGTTAGTGGTAACCCCGCTAAAGTAATCAAAGGCACTGAGGTAGGGGCTGAGTACGATGCAATTGCTGTCGCAGTAAACAGCAAGTCAAACTCTGAGTCTCCTACATTTACAGGAACGGTAACCGCAGCTAACTTAACCGTTAGTGGTACGTCTACCTTTGGTACTATTGATGGAGGTACTTACTAATGGAATGGCTTACTAATTTAATTGGCAGTCAAACAGGCAACCTTCTCGCGGGATTAGGTGGTTTTGCTGCGCAGAACGAAGCAATCAAAGACATCAGAGGTCTAGGCAAAGACGCTACCACAGCTATCTATGGTTCGGATTACACCGTTCCTGAAGGCGGCTTGCTTGGCATGGTCAAAGCTGAGTCTCAGTTTAAACCGTTTGGCATTACCACGCCTACTGGTGCAAGGGCTACTTTTAGTTCTACGGGCAACATGGATACAATGCTAAGCCCTACGGAACAGGCTCTACAGGAGCAGATGCTAGGCTTTGGCACTCGCGCATTTGGCATGCTAGATGATCCTGCTGCAAGAGCCGCAGAGCAAGCTAATGTAATAGGTATGCTCACGCAAGACCCTACACAAAGGGCTGCGCGAGAGCAAGAAATCATGGGCAACCTTACAGCCCTGCAAGCACCTGAGCAGGAACGTCAGCGCCTAGCCCTTGAGGAGCGTCTATTTGGGCAGGGAAGGACAGGTGTCCGAACAGGTATGTTTGGTGGTACACCAGAGCAGCTAGCCCTTGAGAAGGCCATACAGGAGCAGCAAGCAGGTTCTGCATTAACCGCTATGGAACAAGCTAGGGCAGAGCAAGCGTTAACGTCACAGCAAACATTACAGGGTTTGGGTGAGACACGTTCAAGGCTAGGACTGTTAGGTGAGCTAGGTCTACAATCAATCCCATCGGCTTACCAAGGACAGAACCAACTCCTCGCGAACCTTGCCCCTGCACTAGAAGAAGCCAGAATCCGAGCGGCACTACAGTCTAATGCTATAGGAGTCGGAGCAGGATTAGCAGAGACAGGGCTAGAAGCGCAGCTAGGTTTTGAAGGTCTGGCAGCAGCATTACGTCAGCAGCAGTTCCAAGGTTTGTTTGATTTACTAAAGGGTGAGCAAGCTGCCGCAAATCCTCCTGCCTCTAGTCAACCTATGATTACTATTGGCTCTGGAGGTTTTGGGCTAAATCCTAACTCGCCATTATTTCCGGGGCAATAACTATGACACCTATCAATATAAATACCCTCTTCGCGGACATCATTGATACTCCTGAGCAGCGCCAAGAGAAGCTACTACAGCAAGGCATGACACAAGGCAGGTTGTTGTCTTCTAATCTTACCGGATTAGCTAGAGCCGCAGCTCCTCTTGCCCAGATGGCAGGTCAGCTAGGCGTACAGCGTAACGAAGACTTGCGCCGTGCGGTACAGCCTCTGCTTGGGTTAGATCCAAGAAGTAGTGGCGAAAAAATAGGTGAGCAGATTGCACGGTTAGACATGTCTAAGCCTTCGGGAATGCGTCAAGCTGCGGAAATTTTACAGTCCACTAATCCTGTTCAAGCAGCAGCTTTGCGAGCAGCGGCATCTCAAAAAACAGTTGAACTGGCGGATAAAGCCAGACAAATATCTAGACAAGATACTGCGGATAAATTGCAGCAAGAGTCGGCAGATCGTGCAGCAAGAGGAGAAGATCGTGCAATTGCTGCAGCAGAAGAGCGCGTCACAAGATTTAATGAATGGAAAGAAAGTAATTCAATTCAGCAAGCGTTACAAGTCTTAAATTTAGAGAACGCGGAAACCAGTGCTGCGGCAGCAAAGACAGTGCGCGAAGGTAAAGCCGAGTTAGAAAAGCAGCTAGCGGCAACTTACAATCAAGATATACCAGAAGAAAAAATGCTGCACGATGCGGTTTTGTCGGGCATGTTTACTCCTGCTAAATTAGAACAATTAATTTCTGGCGACCCCAATAGCCTACGCTATACCACTGCTAGATTTATGAACTCTAAGACAGGTCAAATGGAAAACTACAATATTGTTATTGACCCTAACAATAACAATGAAGTTACCAAGTTAAACTTATCTTCTAGTCAACCACCGCTTGGGTCAGCTTTTAAGCCAACTAGAATGCCAAACGCATCAGGCGTGGCGCTAAAACAAACAATCAGAAAAAATCCAACATTAAATGCTTTTACAAAAAGCACTGCGCTGTTTGCAGGAGACCAAGCTATTACTATAGATTCTTTGGCTAACTTAATTGATTTTATTTCGCAAGAGCGTGGCATTTCTCAGCAAGCAGCAATTCAAATAGTTGAGGGCATGAACCGCGAAGATGTTGCGGCAGGAGTCTACATGCCAAACACTAGCGAAGAATCGTCTGTTAAGCCTGCACTGGAATATGACCCAGAAACACAAACGCTAGTACCAAAGGGATAATAATTCATGGCTGAAATGATTGACATAGACCTGCCTAATGGTAGCGTTGCGAGCTTTCCTGTGGGTACGCCAGAAAAAGATATAATCGCAGCAATACAGAAAAGCCTAAATGCTGAAGCAGCCATTGCAACCGAGCAAGAAGAGCCTGTTGCTACTGATACTTTGGTGGATGATTTTTCTGGCATGGAAAGGTTTGCGTTTGAGTTTAATACTTCGCCAAATTTAACTGGCAATATTGCATTGTTAGCAGAAGCCGCAATCCCTATGGGTTACTTTGGCGATCCCTCCAATGAGGGTAATGGTTTTTATACAAGCCCGAGCGAAGCATACGGCGAAGACTACGATGATCTTTCTTACGATGAAAAGCGTCAGCGGATTCAAGAATACAGACAAAAAGTTTATCAAGCTCAATATCCTGAGCTTTATCAAAGAGCAAGGATAGATGGCGAAAGCACTGGTGGCGCAGGACTTTTTGGCGCAGTTGTAAAAGGCATAGCAGATCCCTCAACTTTATCTCCCGTAGGCAAAGGATTAAAGCAAGTCGCTGCAATTAGTGGTCTTCTAGCAGGAGGGTACGAAGCTACTAGAGGTCTTGCTGAAGATGGCGAGATTGATTACGCCATGACCGGCCTAGCCACAACGGGCGGAGCAGCGTTTGGAACAGTGGCAGACAAAGCCATCAGAGCCATTAAGCCAAATTACAATAGATTAAAAACCGCATTAAACGCCAGACGAACCGAGGCCGACACACTCGCGGCTAACGAAAAAATGGTAGAGATTAATTCTAAAATAATTGAAATGCGAGCAGAGGGTTTAGATCTTGACAACCCTGTAATTGGCGCTGTGTCTCGGTTGGGCATTGAGCCTAAAGAAGCGATCAAAGTATTAGGCACTGCCACCGAAACATTTGATTTGCCAACTCCCGAAATAGCAAATGCTATTAAAGAATTTCAACATACACTTGACGTTGCCGCAGTGCCGCAAGGTTGGGTGGCAGATATGTTGGGTTCTGTTTCTACGGGTATTAAAAAAATCAGCCCTGAATTATACAAGTCAATGCAAGAGTTTGAGCTTAGAACTCTTACTCGCAACGCCACATACATGAAAAACATACAAGGCTTTGAAAAAATAGAGAAAGCCATACCTGCCAACCAAAAAGACGCATACGCAACGCTGCTTGCTAATGGTGATTACGATGGCGCAATAGAGTTAGCATCTAATTACGGTATCAATGAGGTGCGCATTGGCGGAAGACTAACTGGGGAGTCTAGATCCGTTCTGGATATTATGGACGGCGTTAAAAGAACTTTAAAAGATATTCATAAATCAAGACTCACGATAGATGAAAATGCCAGAGAAATTCCTGACTATTTTCCTCGCATCAATAAAGATGTAGAAAAAACAAGGCTTGATCTAGGGTTAAGCAATATAGAAAACAGCAGACTAGACAAGATGTTCAAAGACAAAGCTAATTCTATGAACAGAGAAGTGTCTGACTTAACTCAAGCGCAAAAAACTTCTGTGATGGAAGCATTCTTAAAAAATGATGTTAGGTATTCCATTAAAGAAACTACACCTAATCAATATAAGCGGCGCGAAATCGCGGTGTTAGATTCTGATCTCATTAAAAATTACGAATCGCCCACTAACGCTTTGACAAAATACATCACACGAATGACCAATGACACAGAGACTAAAAGATTATTTAACAACGTGTCTGCGCTAAAAAGCGATGAAGGAGAAATGAACATTAGCAAAAGCATCGGAGCATTAGCTAATGACTTGTTTGATTCTGGTGACATCAACTCCGCAGAAGTAAAACAACTACAAAAGTTTTTATCAGCAAGACTTGAGGCGGGGACTCAGCCTGTAGGAAAACTTGGTAGAGTTTTCAATGACTTAAAAGCAGTCAGTAACATGATACTTCTCGGCAACCCATTCTCTGCTGCTACTCAGCTAGGAGACTTATTTGTTGCAGCTCACCGATACGGAATCAAGAATACGCTAGGCTCTTTAGTAAAAGGCGTTACTGGTCGCGGCGATATTAACGTAGAAAAACTTGGCTTAACTAATATCATTGCAGAAGACATGAACAACCCTAGCAGTTTGGCAGGCGTATTGGATGGCGCTTTAAAATACTCCGGCTTTAAAGCAATGGATAGGCTTGGCAAAAACACCGCGTTAGAAGCGGCATTTAAGATGAACAAAAATCTTGCCAAAACAACAGCGGGGGTTGCAAAACTTAAAGAGAAATGGGGTGATGTGTTTGGTGCAGAATTTAACGGACTTGTGCAAGACCTTTCGCGAGGGCGGGTATCAGAAAACGTAAAGTTATTAATGTTTAGCGAGTTGTCAGGACATCAGCCTATTTCGTTACTTGAAATGCCGTTAGCTTATTTGGAAAACCCAAACGGAAGAATCGTTTATAACTTAAAAAGTTTTGCCATCAAGCAACTAGACATGTTGCGCAATAGTATTGGCACAGAATACGACAAAGGCAACTACAAAGAAGCGGGTAAAATTCTGCTATCTTATTCGACCTTAGTTGGCGGCGGGTCTGTGGCGGTAGAAGAGTTTAAGAATGCCATAAAGGGAAGGGGAGTTGATGTCGACAGAATACCTGACAACGCAATGAAGTTTGTTTTCGGCACTTTTCTGACCTCTCGGTATACGGTAGAAAAGAAACTACTAAGAGGCGACATCATAGGCACAGTGCAGGACGTTGTGCTGCCACCTACTACCGCTTTGTCCAACGCAACCAAGGATATATATTCAACTCTTGATTCGCTCTATAACGGCGAGCCAGTAGACCCTAAGGCGTTAAGAAGTTTGCCAGTCGCAGGTCAGGGGCTATACAACTTCTTAGGCGGAGGCGCTGAAGCGTTCTTAGAGAAAGAAGAACGCGAGCGCTACAGAGACTAAAACTTAGGGACGCGCCTCTCGCTCATCTGGGCGAGGGGTTCTTCCTTAACCTCGTTCTCAATCAAAAAATCGCAGAAGTGTTTGATCTTCCGCAGGTCTTCTATCCCACCCTTGTCTCTCCACCGAGAGATGTACTTGATGATTGCCCCCTCACAGAACTGCATCTCATTCGCGAGGATGTATTCAATAGGTTGAATTTTTAGCTTCCTGTAGTGGTCACCTGCTACCTGATGATCTGTTGCGCTCAATGTAGTAACTCCTCGCTGTCATGTTTATCTTCAATGAACTGCATGAAGTGCTTCTTCATGAACTCATTCTTGTTTACGAACTCGGTCAGGTCTTCTAGCATTAACGCTATCGTGCCAATAACGTCACGGTCATGACCCTCAAGGGTTTGCACCATGTCGTTGATCCACTCGTATGCTTCGTCTGAAGACACCATCTCTATGTAAATTTCTTCGTCCATATGTCACATCCTTACGGTTAACGAGTCCATAGGCCGTAGCTTTTCTATGGGTATATAGTGGTTAATATTACCCCTACCAAAGTCGCGAGGGGTAATTGCTAGTAATTCTTTCCCCCAAGCCCACCCAAGTAAGTCTACTTTCTCATCATCGTACATCGCTAGGACGTATATGTCGGCCTTGACCGTGCCTTGCTTGACGAATAAATTCTTAGCGTTCGGCGTTTTAACTGTTGTCTTTATATCTACTGTAAACTTTAGCGGAATTGTGAAATCGTAACCATCATCTCCTGAGATTTTTTCTTTTAGGTCTGCTGCGTATCCGTACATCAAAGCGAAGTATAGCTCGCCCATCATGCCGATTGGGTCTTGGTCTTCCACCAACGCCTTCTGTTCCGTGTGTGGGTTGTGTAGGTTCTTACGAGCATTGCCATGTGTCTTGGCTAGCTCGGCAACAGCCTGATAGAAATTCATGCGATCCTCCTCTCGTGCTTACGGATAAGCTCGGTAAACTCCGCTAAAAGTTGCTCGTAATCTGCCTTGTATCTCTTCACAGGGGACGACTTTTTGGCAATCATGTCCTTGACAAAGTCTCTTCCATACATGTCTTCCATCCACATCGTATACTCTTGAGCAGCAGAACCATGCCTCATACCCCACATATTACACCCTGCACATTGAGGATGGATGTTCTCTATCTCTAATGCCCAGTAAGACGAGTTGCCCTTGGGAATAAAGTGTCCACCCTGCATGTCCTTGTAGTGCTTTGTAACGCCGCAGGAGACACAAGAGCAATAACCTTGATCATCTGCCGCAGCTATCCTCGCGAGCTTCTGTATCGCCCTATAGCACTCCTGCTTTAGCTGTGCCGAGGTCTTGGTCTTTGGTTTGGATTTTCTTTTGGTTTTTCGCATAGAAATTACATGACTAGCTTGTGGTCTAAAGAATTAAGAATAAAGTGCTTCATGTAACTACCTTTATATTCTTTTGCGCCCACATGGCTGCAAGTGTACTGCGGATCTGCATAAATTTTAAACCCATGCTCCCGTAACTTTTCGCAAATTTGAATATCTTCACTAATCAGCCCCCCATTAACGATTTGCAAATTGCATATCATTCTTTTTTCGCAAGAATTGTCGCTGTACGTTTCGCTATTATCCCACAGGCATGCAATTGCTTTTCGATTTAAGCGTAAAAATCCAGTGCCAATATTCTGCACCTCTAACAAATTCAATTGTGTGTCAAATGTATGCGAGGAGACATCTTCTGGTCTAATGTTATATCGCTCTTCATCTGTTTTCATTCTGACAGGGTAGCCAACTACATCAGTATCATGAGAAAGAATGTTATAAAATGCCTCGGCGCTAAAAGGTTGGTCATCATCAATAAATATAAGCTCGTCATACCCTTGGTTATAAGCAATGGCAAATAAATTGTTTCGCGCTTTTTGTACAAGGCTTTCATTGAGCCACAGATGAAGATTTAGTTGTATGTTTTTTTCTTTGGACAGACGAAAAGTTTCAGCCATGCCGATTAAATATCCCGCCGTCACAGATCCAGAGTAACTTGGTGTTGCAATTAAAACTTTCATAACTTTCCTTTAAGTTTTTGTGCGCCTATTTGTCGCTCTTGGCATCCCAGTTTCTCTCGTGAAGCAGTGCAAACATGGTTTTCTCGGCGCGGATCTGGCTCGCCGTATTCATTTTGTCGTAGCGCAGCTTGAGTAGAGCTATGCTAAACAGCTTCGACATGACAGAGTATGTCTTAGCTACAGCCTTCACATCGTCTGGCGGTTGGTATTGTGGTTGATCATTCATAATGCTTTCTCGTTCAGCGCGTCTAGTTATAAAAGATATGACGACCAATCTTGCGGCTGATATTTAGGTTTTCAATCCAGTAGGGATGAACGTCATCTCTGTGATAGTAAGTAGCACCGCTTGTTATGTCAACGAGATTCGCCCAATTTACCGCGATACTGAGGGCTAACGTGTATGCCCCTTGGTCTACTATTACTTCAGGCTTACCATCGCAGTAATAGCTGAAATGGCACTGATTTCGGAGCATATGACCGTTCCATGTCCTACCTTGTTGGACTACTTCACAGGGTGTATCAGGAAACTTAGGAGATGCCACACGATTCATGATGGTATTAGCTACTGCGACCTGCCCATCCAAGGGTTCAGATCTAGCCTCGAAGTAAATTGCCATAGCGATACAAGCGATCTCAAGCATCTGGTTTTCTCCCTGCTTTCCTGTGATGAAAGCCTACTTCTATGTGTTTTCGTTTGGGCTTCGGTGCGCCGCCGTGCTTCTTGCGTACCACGAATTTGTCATTGAACAGGAATACATAATACAAAACTCTTTCGTCATTCGCGCACCACTCCGCTTCCTCTAAGGCTCGCGCAAAGTCATCGAAGATAATCACTTGCGCTTACTCGGAAACTCAACGAACACCCCGAACTTATCACTAAGGTGTCGGCTCAGTACGGAGTAGGTGTTGTAGTAATCATCCGACCCTGCCTTCGCGGTAGAGTCTTCGTTAGCTACGATCTTTTGAATGGGCTTCCACAGGTACTCCTTCACGAGAGAGGGTGACCACGGTATATCTACCTCCTGCTTGATGACTCGCTTCATATCAAACCCTGAGTCGTTGAGCTTCTCGCCTAGTAGTCGGCAGTACACATGCAGTGCGTTGTTTTGAGCTGAGGTTCTAGTCTTGCCACCCTTGATCTTGAGTGTTAGATACTTTTTCTCCTCGTACATCTGAGTCATCATCTTGATGAAGGCTTCAAGCGAACGCCTGTCATCTACGACCCAGAAATCCCCCTGATTTATATCCGTCATTTCTTCCCCCTCTGACCGAAACGAGCATCAAACCGCTGCTTCTCTGTTAGCACTTGATTGGAGTAGGTGCAGGGAGGGAAGTGTCTAACTTCCCCGCCCTTGCTGAAGAACAACTCCAAGTCTTTCTCTAATCTATCTCTGACTTGTTGGTTACTCTGAGTCGCCGTCAGCATATTCTTCTCCTATTTTAAATACATCATCCATGCTCATGCCAAGCGCGTCACAGATTTCTTTGTAGCGTTTAACCTGCATACCCTTTTGGGTAAGTGAGTGCGAGTAGTTAGCTGCACTCACTCCTATCTGCTGCGCCACTCGGATGTGCTTGATATTCTTAATGGCATGTGCGCATCTAATCGCTTGGCCTATGTGCATACTTCCTCCAAGGATAAGGGGGCTTGCGCCCCCGATAAATTAAAAGGGCATGTCTTCTGAAGCAATCTCCACCTTAGGGGCAGGTGCAGACTGAACATCCTTCGGCTTAACCGACAGGCTCATGTACTTCTTTCCGTTCTTAGATTCCTTGAGCCACGAGTTAAGCCAGTATTCCTGACCGCCTACATTGATCGTGCCATTGTAGTCAGCGTGCGTCTCAATCTCTTTGCGCTCATTCTTGAACAGTGCGCCACGGTTTGTATCATCGTAATCACTCATTGTCTTGCTCCTCTTTTGGGTTAAAACTATCTTCGATTTTAGTGTAAGCCTTGCGCATCTGTATCCTAGAGACAAGGTATTGGTCTTGCATGTCATGCATTAAATCCTGCAAAATGTCTGCTTTTAACAGGGGGTCTAATGATAAGAATGTATTAGCAAAATAAACCTCACCCTCTCCACACTCGTAATTTATGTCGATGCTTATAAGCGCATTGTTTAAGCTCCTCCTTCCCTTCATAACACCCCCTACTGAAAGTATTGGTTAACATCTTGTTTGATTTTTAATGCTGCATTGGTTACATGTTCTGCCAATGCTGCTATGTATTCCTCATCGCGTTCAACACGAACGATCAAAGGTTTCATGGTCTGGTGATAGGACATAAAGTCCCACCACTGACGGCCTGTGACCCACAGGCATCCCATGATCTGCTGCAAGTGCTTAGAAGGTAATACTCCTGCCTTCACCCACTCCACATGCGTAGCAGGGGCAGGGCATTTGATTTCTAGCCCGCCATCCTCCCCCACTAATCCGTCTGGCGAACAACCTGCGTTCACGGTGTCGTGCAGACAGAACCCCAATTCCTGAACAGTTTGACCTGTCAGGGCTTCGTACAATTCACGCGCATCTGGCTCTAGCTCAGTGCCACGCTTCATGTGTTCGTTGACGTAGACCAACGTAGTCTCGCCTGTTAGCTCTTCAGCGACTAGCTGATTGATATAAGCCTCTACCTGCGTAGACTTACCGCCTTTGCCAGTAACTATCTTAGAAAACTGTGAGGCAGACGGGACACCTAGCCTAGCTGACAGCCATTCCTGACTGCCCTGTTCGCAATCTATTATTCTCATGTGTCCTCCACAATTTGTTAGTTAGGTCTATTAGATCCTTGCAAGGCTTGCAGAACGGGTAGTAATTTGGCTCTACCCATTGACTGCAAGTCCCGCATCGTACATCCCTTCTCATTAAAAGAAATCCGGCGCAGACTGTTTCGCTGCGGGATGTGATGGGTGCTTAGGCTTAGCAGATGCAGCATTACCATCGTCATCCTCGGCAGGGATACCTGCGATAGACTGCAAAGCGTACCGTCTAGCGTAAGTGATAGCTGAACCCGCACCGTGCGCATCTAACTTGCCTAGAGGGATTAAAAACTCCTGCTCTAGCCACTCACCGGATGAATGCATTAAGCGTGTAGATACTCCAATACCACCCTGCCCATTAACAGGGAATTGCACATAGCTCAGGCCATGCATCGCGAATGGGGCTTTGACTGCTTGTATGACAGCCCCAAGATCAGCGTAGCTAGACTTAAAGAATGGATTGGACGAGCCTTTGACTGCCGCGCCCATCTCGCCCTGTGCCGCAGCCATCGCGGCTGCTAGGTTTGCTATTGATTCAGATTGTTTCATCTTCATCCGCCTCTTGATCGAACATTGTGTCTAATACATCAGTAATCACACCGTGTGTTAGCTGCGCCATGCCCACCAGTGTGGGGTACTTGGCTCTGACATCTTTATCCTCTTCGATCATTCTGCACTCTACTTGCGTGTTGAGTAATGATGAGAATATTATCCGCGCTTTCTCAGTGTCTAAAATTAATGTGTAATCTGCCATGGTATCCCCCTAAAAGTATTTTTGTTCGTGCATGTCTTCGCGAATGCTGTGCATGACCTGCTCAGTGGTCGCATACTCGTGACCGTACACAGCTAATGCAGTCTCGGCTATGCCAATCTCGCGAGTGGCGACATCCCGAATGAAAGACAGGACAGCCTCGCGCATCTCACTCCTAAAGATCACAGAGTAAGTAAGCGTGTCAGCTTTGTTCGTAATTAACTTATGGATGCAGCCGCGCAGGACTTCAGGGTCTGCATGGTAGAGCATGATGTCACACAGATACTCGTTCGCATCTGCGTCATGCAGTACAGAGAAGATCATCTGATCGATGTCAGCTAGTGGGACTACGTCCCAATCGATGTCACCGTCAATAAGATATTGTGTTGCGGTTGTCGGCTCGGCGAGCCACTCTTTGATGTATTTCATGTCATCCTCCTCAGAATGTGTAGTCATCGTAATATAGATTAAATATCCTTGTCAACAATTGTGTCGAAATAAAACCTGCGAGGCCGATCCTCCTGCTCGGTTAGCTGTAAGCTGTTGTCGTGAAAGTAAAAATTGTACGTGCCTTCCCATCCGCCGCTGTGTCTTTGCTTCGCTACAATCAGCTTTTGGTCTTTATGTTTAGATAAATATTCCTGCTGCTTCTCATCTAACTCGGTCATCTTGGCTAATTCCTTTAGCTGCTTTCTCTTCGCGTTGCTAGCAGTTAACAACACATTATCAGCCATGTCGGTCAGCGTACCTGCCCCGCGAATGGAATACTTGTCAGGTATCCAATTGTCATCTGCCTGTGGGGGTTTCCTGATATGAGCCACTAATATAATCCCAACGTCTAGCGTCTTGGCGCAGTGCTGTAGCTTGTTCACGAACTCTGTCTCGGCTACATAATCCTGAAAGCCCGTGCCACATTTCGCGAGGGAATCAATGAAGACATACTTGCATGCCAATTCCTTAACGCAGTAGTGGATGATGGATAGCACTCGCTCCGGCTTCACTGTGTCTAACTGGTCAAATATGACTAGGTTATGGTCAACGAACGCTGAAAATTCAGAAATGAAGGATTCTGCGGGCGTACCATCCTTCGCCCCTGCCGCTTGCATTAGCATCCGGTACAGGGATTCGCTCGGCTTCATTTCAAGGGACGCGAGGCAGACCTTAGAGTCTTTGAGTAGCCCAAGGATTATCTCGCCACAGATAAGGGATTTCTTGGAGGCATTAGCTCCACCAAATATGGTTAGTTCCCCCTGTCTTAAACGAAAAGTGTCATGCGTTTTAGGCCACGGTAGCTTAGCACCCCATATCTTTTGGCCTTTGGATCGTTCGACCACCTCATCATGCCACCTGCCCGCCGAGTGAATTTGCGATGCTTCCATCAAGCCAGTAAGCTCAAGGTATTGGTCTAGCTCTAGTCCTTGGGGCAGCTTCATAGCTCCACCCCCCATGACTGTTCGCGAGTAGGGGTCTGCTCTTGCCTACGTTTCTCCCATGTAACCACACAAGCCTTCCAAGACTTCATTCTGTCTTTGCCGATCTTCCACCCGCGCGCCTCATAGAACGCGATGAACATTTCGGGATCAATGCCGTTGCCCCGCGAGTCACAATACGCCCTCACTTCCTCAACTGTCGGGGGTATAGATTGTTCTTTGTTACTTGTTACTTGTATAGTTGTTGTCGTTTGCGTGGCAGTTGCTTGACTCTTGCTTGACGGTTGCTTGCCCGAATCTTGGTACTGAGCGTAGTTAGTTATTGAAATGATTGAGAATTTGTTTGTCACTTGCTTGTCAATCATGTCATCAGCTTCAAACCAATTTAGGTACTTTCTCAAACGCCGTATTGAGATGTTTAATCTGGCACTCGCGGCATTCAAACCGAAGACCAATTGACCCCGCTTTATGTTGAGCATTTGCCCGTTAAACGCTGTCGCTTTATCCGTCAAGGACGCAGCCATCAGTAGATACAGCCATAGTTTTAAAGCTTCAGGCTCTTGCCACAGGAAATTGTCCTGTATCGCCCTGTCTAATCTAATCCATCCGTTCATTTGATCCCCCTCGCGCTGTTAACTATCCGCTGAGCATTGTAGATATCTGCCCGATCCTTCTCAGTAAATGCCACCCCCTCGCGAGACCATACTGGCACTAATTCTAGAAGCCACTCCGCAGACTTCACCTCCTCGCGTGTATGCTTACTGACCCTTGGTGTATAGGGTGACCCATCGTTAGGGTAGATGTCCCGCCACGCAAGCCCCACGGCCTTTAGAATGGACTCTGCGCTACAGTCCTGCGCAAAGCAGTGTAGTAGCACCCGATCATCGGCCTCGCGGTATAGAATACTGAGCGAGTGCGACTTGTCATCGTGCGCGGGGCATAAGGCCATAGCCTTGTTACCCTTGCGCCTAACCTGCTCTAATTTGCTACAGACTAAATCGAAATCAGCCATAATTTCCCCCTTGCGTTACAGGGAGAGAGCGGATAACCTGCGCTAGATCGCAATGCATCCTCCTCCCCCTTGTGTGGTGATCAGTCCCCCTTCGGGGGGACACTTTAATTGCAGTCTACCGTTAACCCCTTATAATTTGGCCACCCATAGGCCATATCGGTTTCAATGCCCAAGCAAACCATTTCGGCATATAGGTTCGACTCCCTTGCCTCTAGCACCTCGCTCGGTTCAAGCAAAGCACCAAGGGTGAACGAGATTAGCAAAGCCGCCCCCACAAGTATACATTTCAGCCAAAAATTTTCTGCCTCTATATTTCTGCGATTATTTCTCATGCCATCACCTCCTTGGCGTTTTCTTTTGCTCTCGCCACTTCGGCGGGCGTACACATTGATGCGATCTCGTGCGCTAATTTAAGCGCATCCCCGAGCCTATGTTCTGGCGCTGTCACGCATAGGACTAGCGCTTTGGTTAGTGCTGTTTCGTGCGTCATGTTATCCCCCTATCTCGTCATATGTCGCATAAGACTCGCCAAACGATTCGGCAATCTCAGTAAACCTTTGCACGCGATTTGCCCCGTATATTTCTGGCCTATCCCAGAACCCTACGCCATGCCCGTTACGGGTAAGCCAAAAATCATGCCCCGCTTGAGCAATATTCTTAGGCGCTAAAACGCATTCGACTTGGCTATAGAATGCGAGACAGTCGATTATGCATTCGCGCATAAAATCCTCGTCAATATCTGCTCCGATTGGCGGTTGTCCTTCTTCGCCTAGTTCCGTGAAGTCTACCGCCTCAAGGTATGCGCTAATAAATTCCGATTCTCTGTGATTAATTTCGATTTTATACATGTTATTTTCCTTTTGATCTGGCTGCGATTATGTTTTCCGCTGTGTTTTCTACGTTGTAGGACTGGCACACAAAACCGCCGCCAAAGTCTTTGCCGCGATATACCCTGAACCCTAGCGAGTTCGCTATCTTCTTTGCTTGGTCGTATTCATTCGCGAATGCTAGCCAGTGGATAACGTAGCGAGGATTGCCGTATACGTCATTAGGCACGCGATACAGGTCATAGCCTAATGCGTCTTCTGTTTTGTAGTCTAAATGCGCTTTGTTGTGCATGTTATTCCCCTTCGCTTAAGTATTCGTTATTGATCCAGTACTTTGATCGCTCGCCACGTTCTACATATTCGGGCAGTAATTCAATATATGAGCGCGAATCGTCTTCGATATGTTCTGCTAGCAAGTAGCATTGGAAGCTTGATCTACCGTCATCGTATTCGTATAGCATGTGATTCCCCTTTGTGTTGTGTGTGTATTGCGTTGTCGTGTAATACAATGCATTGCCCGTGCCAACTTTTCAAAGTCCAGTGTTTACGCGGTGTGTAGCCAATGTACTGTGTATGCATACAGTGTTGAGAGTGTTACTGTGTTACCGTAAAGTGTTACCGTGTTACCGTAGATGTGTTACCGGTAACGGTTTGAGAATCGTGTGTATAGGGTATGCGATTGGCTATTGGCTATTGGCTGCCTTCCCTCCCCTCACTCTCACCGCTTGGGATTGCTCGCGTCTAGATAAGCCTCGCGTGCGCGCGTTAACAGCTCGCGTGCGCGCGCGTATAAACAGACGGGGTTCGAATCATGGACGGGGAGGGGCGATTGCGCGTGGCTTTTTATTGTAGTTGCCCCTCAAATTTGCGTGAGGCCAAATTAAAAAAAAGAAGCAAAAAAAACCACCCCTAAAACCCGCATGAACACAGGGGTTGGCGAAATTGACCAATTAATGGTTTAATACGCCAAATATTAATCTTAAAAGAGCTTCTATGTTGTGGCTGAAGACAATGTACCAGTAAAGAGAAAGCGTGGCCGTCCCCGTAAGTCGGAGATAGAGAAACCTAAGAACCGTCCTGTTGGTAGACCCAAGGGTGACCATTCGGCTATGGCAGAGATGAAGCAGCGATTTCTCGCGAGGAGGGATACCAATGCTGTGATAGAGTCTATCTTCCGAGCTGCTCAAGATGACGACCACAAGAACCAATCTGCGGCGTGGAAGCTCATAGTAGATCGCATCTTACCGATCAGCTCGTTTGATAAGGACAAGCTCGGGGGTAAGCCTACGGTCAATATAACCATCTCAGGGGTCACTGATACGATCGTAGAACCCGAAGTGATAGAAGGAGAGTTCCATGAGGATTGAAGACCTGCTCATTAAGCACGAGGGCTTGCGGCTTAAGCCTTACGAATGCACGGCGGGAGATATGACCATAGGAGTTGGGCGTAACCTAGACTCTATGGGATTATCTGAGGATGAAGTCTACTATCTCCTCGCGAATGATATCCGCCGCTGCGAGCAGGAGCTAACCAAAGCGTTTGAGTGGTTTACCCACTTGGACTTGGTGCGTCAAGACGCTATGATGGATATGTGCTTCAACCTTGGTATTAGCCGTCTTCGAGGCTTTAGAGACGCTCTCAGAGAAATGTCTCTTGCTAACTACGAAGCAGCCTCAGTAGAGTTCTTAGACTCTAACTGGGCAGAGCAAGTGGGTCAACGAGCGATAACTATTACTAACATGATACGAACCGGAGAATACAATGCCTGACAAAGCAGAGCCTGAGTTTCTAGCTCGTATCAGAGACCCTGATAGCTACCCATTTATCAAAAACAAAGACGGCTCAATCTCTACACACCGCATGGCGGCAGAGGTAGATGAAAATGGTAACTGGTTTGTATTTCCCACCATTGTGCAGCTTCCTAGCGGAGAGCTGTATCAATTCAAAGACAGCTCTAAAGCTATGGAGTATAATCTAAAGAATAACAATTACTTGCCAATGAAAGGCAAAAAAGAAGCACTAACTTACGCCAAAGGCGGGTACAAAAAAGGAACAAAACTTCAATCAATGAAGGCTAAATGAGGATTATACGATGCCTAATGTAAACGGAAAGAAATACCCCTACACTCCTGCGGGAATGGCAGCAGCTAAAAAAGCTAAGGCTGTTAAGAAGAAAGCCCCACCCAAGAGGAAGTAACATGGGTCTCTACAGCAATATCAACGCAAAGAAGAAGCGGATTGCAGCAGGTAGCGGCGAGACCATGAGAAAGGTCGGCAGTAAAGGCGCGCCTACAGCTAAAGCATTCAAGCAAGCTAAGAAGACCGCGAAGAAAAAATGAACCTAGACATTAGTCTCCTTGAGTGGCAGAAAGAAGTTTGGAACGACCCTACGCGTTTCAAAGTAGTTGCTGCGGGTCGCAGGACGGGCAAGTCTCGTCTTGCGGCTTATCTTTTGATAGTCAACGCTTTAAGGTCAGACAAGGGTCAAGTCTTCTATGTAGCCCCCACGCAAGGCCAAGCAAGGGATATTATGTGGAATCTCCTTTTGGAGATAGGTCAGCCCGTCATCGAGAACTCGCATGTCAACAACATGCAGGTAAGACTTATCAATGGCACAACTATCAGCTTGAAGGGCGCTGACAGACCTGAGACAATGCGCGGCGTAAGTCTCAAGTTTCTTGTCTTGGATGAATACGCAGACATGAAGCCCGATGTATGGGAGCTAATATTACGACCTGCGTTGACAGACTTGAAGGGCGATGCCTTATTTATCGGGACACCAATGGGTAGAAATCATTTCTATGAACTCTACAAGCAAGCCAGTTTAGGCGAAGACCCCACTTATAAAGCATGGCACTACACCAGTTACGACAACGACTTACTAGACAAAGAAGAGATTGATGCAGCCAAGAAATCCATGTCTTCCTTCGCGTTTCGCCAAGAGTTCATGGCGTCTTTTGAAGCGCGTGGCTCTGAGATGTTTAAAGAAGAGTGGGTTAGGTTCGATGACGAAGAGCCTGATACCGGAGATTACTACGTTGCCATTGACCTCGCGGGCTTTGAAGAGGTAGGAAAAGCCAAATCTAAAAACAAAAAACTTGACAATACCGCTATAGCCGTGGTAAAAGTGGGCGAATATGGATGGTGGGTCAAGGACATTATCTGCGGTAGGTGGGAATTAAACGCCACTGCGGAGAAGATATTCCAGATAGTTAGAGACTATCAGCCCATATCAGTCGGCATTGAGAAAGGAATTGCCCGACAGGCTGTGATGTCGCCACTGACTGACCTGATGAAAAAGTACCAGAACTTCTTTCGCGTTGAGGAACTTACTCACGGGAACAAAAAGAAAACTGACAGGGTAATGTGGGCGTTACAGGGTAGATTCGAGAACGGAATCTGCAACCTCAACAAAGGTGAGTGGAACATCCAATTCATGGATGAAATCTTCCAATTCCCTGACGCCTTAACCCACGATGACATGGTAGACGCTTTAGCCTATATAGATCAATTGGCTAAGGTGTCTTACTCATACGACTTTGAAATAGATGAGTTTGACGTAATCGACTCAGTAGCGGGATATTAAGATGCTCGAATCCAACGAAGATCAGTTTGGCATAGAAGAGACTCTTGAGTCTTGGATAATGGAGAAGTGCCGCGATTGGCGCGACCATTACGAGACTAATTACGAAGCAAAGTTTGATGAATACTACCGTCTTTGGCGTGGTATCTACTCTAGCGAAGACCGTAACCGCGATTCCGAACGATCACAGATCATATCTCCTGCCCTACAACAAGCCGTAGAGTCATCAGTCGCAGAGATTGAAGAAGCTACGTTTGGTCGTGGCAGGTTCTTTGATATGAAGGACGACATCTCTGACCAAGAGACTCAAGACGTAGCCTACCTTCGCGAAAAACTATTGGAAGACTTTAAAGCTAACAAGATTCGCAAGGGCGTGGCTGAGTGTTTAATCAACGCAGCCGTCTTTGGTACAGGTATAGCCGAAATTGTCCTAGAAGAAATAAAAGAGATGAAGCCTGCAACCGAACCTATCATGGATGGGCAGCTACAAGCGGTAGGTGTGAACATCTCAGACCGCACAGTCGTTAAATTACGACCTGTTTTACCTCAAAACTTCTTGATTGACCCTGTTGCTGTGGATGTAGACAGCGCATTGGGTGTAGTGATTGATGAATTCGTCTCACCACACGCCATAGAACAGCTACAGGAGAAGGGTGTATACAAGAATGTACCCTTTAACTTCGCGTATCCTGACACAGACCTAGATCCTGACCACGAACTTACCACGCAGCCTACCGATAAGACTCGTTTGACCAAGTATTACGGACTTGTTCCCCGCTATTTACTTGAGAATGACGATGAATACGAAGAGGTTGAACAGCTTACAGACGCCGAAGAAGAGACTGACTTCTATGTTGAGGCGATTGTTGTAATAGCTAACGGTGGTACTCTGCTGAAAGCGGAGAAGAACCCGTACATGATGCAAGACCGCCCTGTTGTGGCGTTCCCTTGGGACATCGTACCCTCTAGGTTCTGGGGTCGTGGTGTATGTGAGAAAGGTTACAACTCACAGAAGGCATTGGACGCAGAATTAAGGGCTAGGATCGATGCACTGGCTCTAACAGTCCACCCAATGATGGCGATGGACGCAACACGCCTACCTCGCGGGGCAAAACCTGAAGTAAGACCGGGAAAAATTATTCTAACCAATGGTAATCCTTCTGAAGTCTTGCAGCCATTTAACTTTGGTCAAGTATCTCAGATTACCTTCGCGCAAGCAGGTGAGCTACAGCGAATGGTGCAGACTGCCACAGGCGCAATAGACTCTGTTGGAGTTGGCGGCTCAATCAATGGCGAAGCTACCGCAGCGGGCATTTCCATGTCCCTTGGCGCGGTGATTAAGCGCCATAAACGCACGTTAATTAACTTCCAAGAGTCTTTCTTAATACCGTTTGTGACTAAAGCTGCACACAGATACATGCAGTTTGAACCTGAGTTATATCCGGTATCGGATTATAAGTTTGAAGTCACCTCGTCTCTTGGCATCATTGCTAGAGAATACGAGGTTACACAGTTGGTTCAGCTTCTACAAACAATGTCTCCTGAGTCTCCGCTTTATCCTGCGTTGATTCAATCAATCATAGACAACATGAACCTGAGTAACCGCGAGCAGTTAATACAAACTCTACAAGAAGCAGGACAGCCTTCACCTGAGCAGCAGCAAGCACAACAAGCTATGCAGCAAGCACAGATGGAGTTCCAACAGTCGCAGACTAACGCACTGAACGGACAAGGCGCTGAGTCTCAAGCAAGAGCTGCGAAGATCGCAGCAGAAACTAAAGCGATTCCTGTTGAGCTAGAGATTGATCAGATTAAAGCTGTGACATCTAACCTTGCGGCAGGTAATGCGGACGACAAAGAGTTTGAACGCCGACTAAAAGTTGCTGACGCTGCGCTGAAAGAGAAGAGACTGAACCTTGATGCAGCAAAGGCTTTATCTTAATGATTACCAAACGAGAACTCGAGGACGTAGTTACGCAGGTTAACGCTGTGCTAGAGAGACTAAACAAGCGTCTAGAGTCCGTAGAAAAGCAACACGCTATTCTTCTTCACGAGCTACAAACTAAGGTTAAGGCTAAGAAGAATGGATAAAGAAACAGAACAGTATTACGACAACCTCGCGGATATGTTTTTAACGCGAGGGTGGAAAGATTTAGTTGAGGAGCTAACCACTAACGCTGCTCACATTAATTGTGTTGAGTATACGAAAGATGAGAATGATCTTAACTTTCGTAAAGGCCAGTTAAACATTTTGGCCTACATACTTAACTTAGAATCTACAGTGGATCGCTTACGAGAGGGTAGCAGTGATGTTGATAATCTTTGATTTCCAATGCGCGAAAGGCCATGTCCATGAGGCAATGGTTAACCGCGATAAGGTTGTTGAGGGTTATACGCGTGACTGTCCTGAGTGTGGCGGTGCTAGTAGTAAGATGATCTCACCTGTTAAGTCGGTACTCGACCCCATCTCCGGTTCTTATCCGGGAGCTACTATGAAATGGGCTAAGGATAGACAGGCGAAGATTAAACACGAACGCAAGGTAGCCGAATCATAAGTCCTTCGGGGTAGCTTAGAATTGGTCTTGTCTCCATAGGAGTTTAATAGTGGCACAACTTATTGACGAAGTGACGAACGAGGTAGATGAAGAAGTACAACAGGAAACGGTCTCGGAAAATACTGAAGAGGTAGCCGTAGATGACACTCCCGAGCATTACAGGGGGAAAACTCCTGCTGAGTTGATCAAGATGCACCAAGAGGCAGAGTCCCGCATCGGTCAGCAAGGACAGGAAGTAGGTCAGCTAAGGAAAGTTGTAGACGATTTCATTCTTAATCAAAGCAAAGTCAACGAACCGGAACAGGCTGAAGAGATAGATTTCTTTGCCGAACCCGACAAAGCTGTTGATAGCAAAATTGCAAACCATCCAACCATTAAACAGTTGGAGCAATTGGGCAATCAAATGAAACAAAGTCAGACGCTTTCGGCTTTACAGCAGAAGCATCCTGACATTAAAGAGATTGCTATGGACGCCAACTTTCAGCAGTGGGTAGTCGGCAGCAAGATCCGTTCAGAGTTATACGAGCGAGCAAACAACAAGTACGACTATGACGCAGCAGATGAATTGTTTTCTTCTTGGAAATCAACTCAAGACGTTGCGCAACAGGCTGTAGATGTTGAGCGCAAAGAGCGTAAACAAACTTTGAACGCAGCTTCAACGGGTGGTGCTAATGGAAGTTCAGAAGCACCAAGCAGAAAGATCTATAGACGAAGCGACATTATTGAACTAATGCGAACCAACCCGCAACGCTATCAATCGATGTCTGATGAGATCATGAGAGCGTATCAGGAAGGTCGCGTAAAAAGCTAACCTTTGAGAGATTATTATGGCTACTTCTACTTATCCTAATATGGGCGGCGCAGTAACTAACACTACTGCTGCTACATTTATTCCTGAAATTTGGAGTGACGAGATTCGTGCGGCGTATGAGAAAAACCTCATCCTCGCGAACCTAGTCAAGAAAATGGGTATGACAGGCAAGAAGGGTGACATCATCCATATTCCTGCTCCTATCCGTGGCGATGCGTACGCGAAAGCGTCAGCAACTGCTGTCACAATCCAAAGCAACACAGAGAGCGAAGTGCAAGTTGCAATTGACAAGCACTACGAGTACTCACGCATCATCGAAGATATTACAGAGACTCAAGCTCTTGCTTCACTCCGTAATTTCTACACATCTGATGCGGGCTATGCTCTGTCGCGTCAGGTAGACACAGACCTCTTTACACTTGGTAAGTCACTAGGTGATGGCGATGGCTCTGCTTGGACTAACTCTGCTGCATTCTACTGTGATGCAACTGGTGGTCTGACTGCCTACGCTGATGACACGGTTACTACTGCTGACGTTTTCACTGATGCTTGTTTCCGCGCTTTGATTCAGAAGCAGGATGACGCCGATGTCCCTATGGACAACCGTGCGTTTGTTATTCCTCCTTCACTGCGTAACGCCATCATGGGCGTTGAGCGTTATGTATCTTCTGACTTCGTTGGTGGTCAGACTGTACAGAACGGTAAGATTGGTAGCCTATACGGCGTTGACGTATACGTTACTTCTAACTGCCCTGTCACAGAAGCAGCAGGTGACAACACTGCGGGTGGTGAAATCAAGGCAGCTATGCTCATTCACCAAGACACTATGATCTTGGCAGAGCAGATGTCAGTACGTTCACAGACTCAGTACAAGCAGGAGTTCCTCGGAACACTGTATACTGCTGATACTCTGTACGGTGTCAAGACTTACCGTCCTGACAGCGGCTTCATCATGGCTGTTAACGGCTAATGGAGATGGGGGTAGGGAAACCTGCCCCCTTATCTTATGCGTAATAAAGACCCGAAATTAACCAAGCTCGGATTAAGTGGGTATAACAAACCCAAAAAGACTCCCAATCATCCTACTAAAAGCCATGTTGTATTGGCGAAAGTAGGTGATGAAGTTAAGACTGTCCGATTCGGACAGCAGGGCGTGAAGGGCGCAGGGAGCAATCCCAAGACTGCCAAAGACAAAGCGCGAAAGAAATCATACTACGCTAGGCATAACGCTCAAGACTCAAGCCCATCCAAACTATCAGCTCGCTATTGGTCACATAAGACCAAGTGGTAACTACAGGAATTTAACATGGCAACGATAGTAACCAAGAACAGCTCTACAGCCTCCGCAGTCCCTACCACAAGTGACTTGGTTCAGGGCGAACTCGCTGTCAATGTAACTGACAAGAGACTATTCACAGAGAATGCGTCTACACAGATTGTAGAACTCGGAACTAATCCTTCTACCATCACAACCACTACCGCGACTGTATCCGGCACTTTAACCGCGAATGGTACGTTTGCTTCGAGCAACGCAGTCGTCACAGGCGGCACAATCAATTCTACGCCCATTGGTGCGACTACCCCATCAACGGTAAGGGGTACAACAGTAACGGCCACCACGGGCTTTGTAGGCGGTCTGACGGGCAATGTAGTCGGTAACGTCACAGGTAACGTGACAGGCAACGTAGTTGGGAACGTCACAGGCGATCTGACCGGCAATGTTACAGCCTCTACAGGGACGTCTACAGTCAACAACCTTATTGTTAATGGCACAGTAGATTTCAACAACACACGCCTTACTGACGTAGCTGAGCCTGTTGCAGGTTCTGACGCTGCTACTAAGACCTACGTTGATACATCTATCGCGGCTGTCATTGACGGCGCACCTGCTGCACTAGACACGCTAAACGAACTAGCTGCTGCACTGAATGATGACGCTTCTTTCCATACTACAGTCACCAATGCTCTGACAGGCAAGCTAGCTTTGTCAGGCGGCACAATGACAGGCCAACTGTCGCTAGGTACTAATAAGATTGTTAGCGTTGGCGACCCTACCCTCGCGCAAGATGTAGCCACTAAGGCTTACGTTGATGCAGCAGACAGCACAGGACTCCCACTATCGGGTGGTACGATGTCCGGCGCTATTGCTATGGGGACAAACAAGATCACAGGTCTTGGCACTCCAACAGACGCAGCAGACGCTACGACTAAAGCCTACACAGACTCTATCTTGGGTAGTGCAACATCAGCAGCAGACTCTGCCGCAGCAGCAGCCACATCAGCGAGTAACGCTTCTACTTCTGCGAGCAACGCCGCAACATCAGAGACTAACGCAGGCAATTCAGAAACAGCAGCGGCTAACTCAGCCTCGGCAGCAGCGGCTTCTTTTGATCAGTTCGATGACATTTATCTTGGCGCTAAGTCTTCTGCTCCTACTTTGGACAATGACGGCAACGCTTTAGCCGCAGGTGCTTTATATTTCAACACTGTCTCAAACACGATGTTCGTCTACTCAGGCTCTTCGTGGGCAGCAGCAGGCTCAGCAGTAAACGGCACAGCAGAGCGTCAGGAGTATGTCGCTACGTCAGGTCAGACCAACTTTGCAGCCACTTACGATGTAGGCTTTGTTGATGTCTACCTGAACGGTTCTAAGCTAATCCCTACGACTGACTTTACGGCTACCGATGGGGCGACAGTAGTATTAGGCACAGGCGCAACGACAGGCGATAACGTCTCTATCATTGCTTATGGCGCGTTTAATGTTGCTGATACTTACACTCAGGCTCAAGCAGATGCGAAGTTTGCCCAAGTAGCAAACAACCTGTCTGATCTTGCTAGTGCAGCTACAGCCAGAACTAACCTTGGCCTAGTTATCGGCACAGACGTAGAAGCGTATGACGCGACTATCTTAAAGTCGGCTGCAATTGGCGTGACTGTTCAGGGCTATGACGCAACGATTGTTGTTGATGCTGATATTGGGTCTACGGTGCAGGGCTATGACGCTAACACTACAACGTCTACGAACACTCAGACGCTTACTAATAAAACAGTAAGAGACACTGTATACGCTCTGTCAGGCACAGCCTTTGACGCTACGAACGGCGCAGTACAGACCAAGACTCTTGCGGCTAACACGAGCTTCACAGACTCGCTAAGCTCAGGTGACGCAATCGTCCTACAGCTCGAAG